AGCACTCAGCGAGATAGCCTCACTATAGGTCGTACCATTCGAGGCAGAGGGAACGCTTCCATCAGTGGTGTACTTGATGGTTGCACCCGTTGTCGCAGAGGCGAGAGCAACGCTCAGGGTAGATCCTTCAGCCCATGTTGCGGGGGTGAATGTAGGAGCCGATACGGTTGCCCAATCGGATGCCTTCACCTTGAACTTCTTGTAGAGCTCTCCATCCTCACACTGAAGGATCTTGAATGTCAGATCCACGAACTGACCTTCTTCCTCAGATGAGCCAGGTCGGAAAGATACATGGGTTCTGCGGGCTTTGATACCCACCGCACCGATATTCTTAGGAGTCAGCTTGATCGAGAAATCATCAGGCACGACATTGGTCTTTACGGTCAGCTCATCGCCTCCCTGAGACTTGACTGCACCCGTGAACATATTCTCGGTATCGAAGTCCATCTCCTTCACTCGGGTAGTGATGGTAACAACGGGCTCACCCTCTTCCTCAGCGACCACAACTCCGCCCGTAGCGGTGGCGGTCAGCTTCTCACCATCCTCTGTGCCGAGAGTGGTGGATTTGTCATTGATCGTACCGATGGATGCGAGGTTTGAAGCCATAGCGTCATTATCGCCAGTCTTACCGACCTCGATCTTACATTTCGACCACGACATGATAATCTTTCTTGCCATATTCTTCGACTTTTTTAGATTATACTTATGATTAATTACTCACTTATACGTCTGAAATGGATTCGGGCGGTTATACACCATTGCCCGATTTCCTCATTCTTGATGGAGGTAGGAGTTCCATCCGATTCCATCCAATACTCGGTCTCATCATTCCCCTCAATGAAGGATCTGATAGCCCCTTCAAGCTCTCCGATGCGGGCTGCATCACGAACCATGCGACCATCCGAATTCTTGGTGTCAGGAACATAGATATTGAGGATCACCACTCCCGTCTGAATCTGCTCATCAAGCCCCGCAAGGAACTTCACTATCAGATCCTCGGTCTTGGCATTGGCTGGGCGCATATCAGGGCGATATACCTCACCTCTGATTGCATTTCCAAGGCTCCCATTCTTGATGAAGGAATAGAAATCCCTCTCCACCTCGATCTCTGTCTTTACTGCCATTCTATTCAGGATCAATCAATCCGTTCAACAACTTATTCACAAGGGATTCCGCTTTCAGCTCTGCCGATGTAAGCACATCCTTATGATGAATATTCTCCACGTATGCGGCATATTTCATTCCAGCACAGACGATCAGGACTACACCCCAAGGATATTTTGCCTGAAGTTTGTTCAGAAGGGATTCGGCTGCGGCTGCGCCTTTCTCGCCATTCCCCTGAGAACCGCTATACTGCTTGGATGCGCCATAGACAACGGGCTTCCCGTCATATAGGACAACATAACCGATGGATGATCTCAGATTTCCCGTGATATCATTATAGCTTCCGTTCTGTCTCGCAACCCTCACGCATTCCTCCCCGATATAGGAGAGCTGCTTGATGAGGTGATCCACGATGGCATTCATCTTCATCTTCAGACCATTCCTGAGTTTCCTCATATCGGTCTTACTGACGATAACCCCCTTGTAATTCTTATGCGAGGTTAGAACCTTTGCCATACTATACCATTATCTGAACACGACCTACGGAAGTCAGAGGCTCAACGCTGAGGATATCGAATTCTCCAAGTGACTCACCCATGCGCTCCAACGAGATGCGCTTATGGGGGAAATCCGCCAGCTCAATGAGGATCGTGAATGATGCCTGACGGAATAATCCATCCTCATATCTACCCTTTCGGGTATCGCTATTGGTCTTTATGGAGCAGGGTATGGGATCACTCCATGAGCTTTGAGCCGAGATCGGCTCTCCGTATTCATTGAGACCTCCACCGCTGACACTCTCATATCTCAGAAATCCGTTAGTCCTCATGACCTACCATAGATTCGATCCATCCTCCATGACACGCAGAAAATCGCTCAGAATCTCATCGGCATCGAGCCCATAGATATTGCACCAATACTTGATACTTTCCTTGATTCCTTCTTCCCTGACCGATGTAGAGACACCATTCTCCGAACGGCTCCCCTCCACATAGCCCTTTATCAGGCTTACCGCCACCCGAAAGATCTCAGGATCCTTCGGAGTGGCATCAGCCGTTGGGTCGATCCCCTCATTGAAAAGTGCAAGCTCGATGGTCTTATCATCGGGATAGAATGTGTTCGCCATAGCGTTACACAAACCTTTCAATGCCTCTGAATTCTTCATCGATTACTGCTTTGTCTTGAGGGTATAGATTCCATTCATCTCCGTGATAACGGGCAGGGCATTGACCTCAGCCTTGGTGAACTCGACTCCGTTAGAGCCCTGAGTCTCACCTACACCCCACTGAGAAACACGGATGCGGTTATAGTTAGAGTAAGCCACTCCAGCCTCAGGCTTCAGCTCATTGTTCGCCCAAGCATTCTTGACGAGACCGAGCTTTCCATCAGGAATGAATACCATATTCTTGGCATTCCAAGGAGAGTAAGGAGTGCGCTGAGTTCCGTTCTGAATACGAACCTGACGGCGGATGGGCACGAAGATGGGGAATCCGTTTTCCTCCATGTATGCGTTGATATCCTTCAACTGCACAATCTTCATGGATTTGTCGGTTCCGTGGATCATCTGCTTCATCTTCTTCGAGCGGCACATATAAGAGATTCGGTCGGGTGAGCAAAGGATCTTTGCAAACGCAACCTTATCCTGAGCGGCATCGATGATACTCTGAATATCCTCGAAGCAATCAACCGTCTCGATATTGGCATCAATCCACTGAGTTGTGGCTGAAGCGATATTGGCGGCGGGCTGATTGTAGTCGATCAATCCACGTGCACCTCCCTCAGGGTTGGTAGTGTCATCAAGGGTGAACTTACCTTCGCTTGAGAGTGCGCCACAGAAGATCATATCGAGCTTACCGAGAACACCATTAACTACGGTCAGAACCTGACCCCACATCAGCTTCACAAGCTGCTCGTTCTTAGCCTTGTCAGGCAGGGACTTAGAATCGAGGATCTGCAATACCTTGCGATAATCCTTGGTAGTCATAGGCAGGGTGAGTGCATGGGTCAGGATGGTCTCCTTCAGGGTCTCAAGACCCTCTGTGCCAAGGATAGCCTCCTTAGCATCAGTTCCGATGGTGGGAGCTGCAACAGAGATATTGTACTGACCGATCAATTCCTCGAAATCAAGTCCGATGGTTGGGATATCCCAATCAAGGAACTGCTCGAAGATCACATTGTCGAACAATTTCTTATTCAGCTCTGAGACCTTATCGAAGCGAATCTGAACATTCTTAGTCAGTTCGCCAAAGATTGTTGAATAAATAAACTCAGGCATGGTTCTACTGCTTTATGAACAGAATGTTCGGGTTAGACTTGAGGCAGCAGCCGTTCAACCAATCGGGCAGGATGGGGAAGCCGAGGCTCGGAGAGAGCACGACAGCCTCATAAGCTGCATCGATGGTCGGCAGACCTTTGCCATTGAACTCTTTCACTGCGCCATTAACCATATTCGGGGTGTACTTAGCCACAGACTTCTGCAAGATGACATAGTCACCTACTGCAAGCGTTTCCTCACCGAGATACGGAGTGACACTCTGAAGCTTGATCTCATCGTCACCGACTGACTGAGCATCGTTAGCGACAATCTTCAAGGCTCCAGTGGTTGTAGAGGTTGCATCGAGATAGCCATAATCCAATGACTCGATGATGACATCACCATTGCTCAGTCCCGTGATAGCGGCTGAGAGGTTCAGGACATCGTAATCGGCATTGGAGGTATCGATCGATGATACGGTCACGGACTTATCATCCTTACCGACCTTGGCGATCACGTCACCTACGGCAAAGAGATGTCCCTTGGCAATTCGGGGCTTCGAGGTGGTTCCACCACTCAGGACTGAAGCGATCTTGATGACTGCGGCAGACATATCGCTGAAGTTCACCTCCACAAGCACTCCACGATAAACGACAGAGCCAACGGGGATATTGTTCTTCGGCTTGAAACCACCTGGCAGCATCTTACATTCGCCTCTCCAAATCTCAGGAGTATGCCCCTTGATTGAAGTTTTCTTGAATTCGATAGCCATTGTTCAATGCGAATTAAGGGTGAATAATTATGGATGCTTAATTGTTGTCGGGTAAGCCTTTCGCCCATGCGTCTGCATCGGCTTTCATTTGGTCTTCGATCTTGCCCGTTTCCTGAGCCGCACCCTTTGGCATCAGGTTGTGAGAGACCAATTCATTCTTGAAATCTCCAAGAACCTTATCGAGATCTGCATCCTCAGGGATTGTACGATCCTTCAAAAGGAATTCGGGAATTCCGAGCTTCTTGGCTTTCTCAGCGATCAGCGCAGAACGCTCTCCCTTAGCTTTCTCAGCCTTCAGAGCCTCATTCTCAGCCTTCAGATCATTGATCGACTGAGTCAGAGGTGCAAGCTGCTTGGCGATAATGGCAGCGATCTTTGCGTCTTGTTCACCCTCAATCTCAACCTCTTCTTCGGTCTTGATCTGATTGTGAGTTGTGGTTTTACGTGTCTTTCTCGTGATCTCCCCCTGCATGACCTTTGCATAGGGAACGAGCAAATCCACCGCTGCATTGATATCCTCATCTGAGGAATCATCTTTGAGACCCTTGCAACCCAGCTCAACGAGGTCGTCAATTGCCTTTTCTGTAAGTCCCATATCCTTCAGCTTCTCGGACAGAGCCTTCTTAAAC